TTTTAATTTAGGATTACATGCAGCAATATCATAAAGTCTTTTTTCAATCATTTGAATTGAAGCTTTATCAATCTTACTCATACCAAATCTTTTAAAATCGGCAATGTATGAAATTTCAGTAAATCCTTTCTTTTGTGGTTTTATGGCAGGTTTAGTTTTCTTTGCCATATTGTCCGAAAAGGTTTGTGTAAATCTTTTCTTCTTATCACAAGTATCAATTGTAAATTCTTTACTGAATATATTTGTTAATGTACTACCTACACCATTTGTACCTACAACAGTTCTTTGTTCATTATCATCAAAATTACTCCCAGTCTTTAAATTTGAGAAAATCATTTCAGGTACCCATTCATTATACTTTTTATGAATCTCTACTGGTATACCACCATTATCCCAAATTGATATTTTATTGGTATTAATATCAATAGTGATCTTTACTTGATTAAGCTTATGATTTCTTTTATGTTCATCAACCGAGTTAGATACAATCTCATCAAAGAGTTTTAAGAAGCCTGGGTTATATGTAATTTCTTTAGGTACTAATTTCCAACTTCTTCTATCCAAAAGATAAACTTCTTCTGTATGCGGCTTCACAGAACCAATGTACATACCTGGTCTAAGTAGTACATGCTCTGTATCTGTAAGTTTCTGATATTTCTTTTCAATGCTTACCGCCATGCTTTAATTTTATTTTTATATTGATAAAAGTACAAAGGTTTAATTACCTACCAAATTCATTTCTTAAAATTGACTTAAGATAAAGTTTATATGAATCCAAAACTTTAATAGTATCTTTCGATTTCCATTTATTATAAAAAAGATTGATTAATTGTTTAAGAGCAGGATAATGGCTTTGATTATTGGATTTATTTAAAATAGATTTTTCTACCCATTTCATCTCATTCTTAATTTCTATTAAATCTATTGATCTTTTTAGCTTTTGGTTATTATCCATCCAAGCCCATTCTTTTCCACTATTAATCATCTTTCTTCTTATGTTTTTTCTTTCTCCTATATTTTTTCTTATTTCTTACAGGTGTAGGTACGCGAAGAGCATCAAACCATTCTTGTTGAGTTAACTTAACTTCCTTTAATTTTTTGTCTTCGTTATCTTTTTCCATAATTTATTTAATCCACTCTTCAAACCCATAAGTATAGGCATCAATTGGATCCATCTCTGGAGATTCATCTAATAGGTTTTCTGCATACTGCTTCACCTCGGCTCTTAAGCCATAGGCAGATGCTTCTGTTAGAATTTCTTCAATGTGTTCTTCTTCGGTTATCATCCGGTATGGTGTCGGTTCTTTCATATTATTTATGTAATGTTACAAATTCTCCGAAGTGTTTATCGAATATTTCTAACAGGTTATCGTAGTCTCCACTCATCATCTCGGTAGTAAGTTCACTTCTTTCCTCTTGTTGATAGTGAAGTTGTTTTGCTAATTTTTGAGCCAATCCAATTAATGCAAATGCATTACCGTCTGGTCCACTTAGGTCTACATGGATCACTTCAGATCCAGGCATTGGTTTAGTTGTTATTGCCATTATCTACTTTTTAAAGATTCAATTTTTTCTGTTCCAGTATTAATCATTCTAAATACCTGATTCCACTTACCTTCATCTGCAATCCATTCAATATCATGTGGTGTATGTTTCATTTGCCAATTTGATAAAGCATGACCGTTACCTGACATTTTAAAATCACCTTCTGAATTTTTCTTAAGTTTAAGGTAATGTACGTTATCACACATACAACTTACCGTCTTAATAATTACCTCTCTTGCTTCTTTCTTTACGGTTAACCGTGGAGGGTTTTGTAGTAGTTCTCGATATTTAGACATATTCCTTTTGTTTTAATTATATTATAAATATAATCAATTTAATTGGGAATTGAAAATAAAATGAGATCTTTTTTCTAAAAGTTATTAACAATTTAAATAACAGGATTTTCAGCTCTCATTTTTTCTAAGAGTTTACGAGATATGATTTTTACCTCTTTTGAGAATTCACCCTTATCAATAATCCATTGAATATACCTTGCATCTGTTTCATAAACTTCTTTAAACGGTTTGCCTTTATTTTTACCAAAGTTAAATACGATTTCTCGTTTACCGTTTATTTCAGCAAATTTATATTTACCGCTAAGGTCTACTTGATCTTTTCTTGATTCATTTACAACATCATCAATTTCTTTTGCTGTTGTAGGCATATCATAAAGTTCTTTTTGCTTTTGAAATATTTCCATTGTTGCACGAATATCAACATCGGCTCTATGAGCGCCTTCTAAATCCTTTCCTGTATATTTTTTATATGCAGTACTTAAATCTCTACGTTCATATTTTGAATAAATTAAAAAAGGATCTACTACAGCTCTTTGGCGATGTGAGAATGCAATACCACTTCTCATGAATTCCTCTACGAGCATTGGTACATCAAAGTAAAGAGCATTATATCCACCTAAGTCACTATCATCAATAAAGTCTAAGACTTCTTTTGCTATTAAATCAAATTGCGGTGCATCTTTTAATTGTTCTGGTGATATGCCATGCTTGTCCTGAGCTTCTTCTCTCATAACTGCATCTGGGCCGGGATTAACTAATGACTGAAAAGAATCTATTTCATTTCCTTCAGAATCGGTTTTTATCATTGCGATCTCGATAATTCTATCGCTACTTGTGTTTACTCCTGTGGTTTCTAAGTCAAACCAAACTATGTTTTTTACATTTTCCATATTATACTTTTAAACTATACTATTTCCAGAAACTCTCTGTTAATTTTATATAGCTAAAGTAGGAAAAGGTTTTAAGCAATTATTAATTAATCTTCAGGTAGTTCTAATTTAATAGCTCTAATCTCATTAGGTAAGGAACTTAGTGTACTTTCCATCCTAGACAGAGTTCCTGTTAGTTTTCGGAATGCACTATTCATATTAGTATTTCCAGTTTCTCCTGTACCACCAGTTGTTGTACCGCCAGTTGTTGTACCGCCAGTAGATTCACTTAATAAATCTCTGATTTCTTCAACTGCACCTTGTAAGTCTTCATACGCAGATCTATTATTACCTAAATCACTAGCACCTTTAAACAAATTACCTAATGCTTCTGCTTTGTAAATATCCACAGAATTTATTGCAGCTGCAATATTATCTAAGTCTGTTGCTGCTGTGGCCAATTCACCTGAACCAGCAGCTTCGGCTAATTGAGATATAAACCCTTTCATATGATCTACATCACGAGAAAAATTATCTTGTGAATAGAAATGTATAAAAGTATCACCTATTGATGTAAATATTTTTTTAATACCTTCTGCTACTTTCTCAGGGTTTTTTAAACCTTCAAATTTAACTAGGCTTTCAGCAATGTCAAGCAATGCCTCACCTGCACCATCAACGGCTTCAATACCTTCGTTTACTGCATTTTCATCCCAACTGATTAAACCAAACAATGCCGAGTCTTCTTCTTTTTTACCACCTATACTCATAAAGGCTCCACCAATTAAAGTTAATGTATCAGATACCTTTTTAGCTACTAATTTAGGATCTTTAACACCAGCAAAACTATTAAGACCTTTTGCTATTTGCGCTAGTGCATCACCTGCACCATCAACTGCATCAATTCCTTTTTCTATAATATTTTCATCCCAGGTAAATCCTAAGAAACTACCACCATCCTTATCTTCTGCTCCACCTACTGCAGCAAAGGCTTCTCCAACCATTCCTACTACACCTTTAATTTTTGTAGCTAAACCTTCAGGATCTTTAATACCAGTGAATGCATTTAATCCAGTGGCTATATTTGTTAACGCCTCACCTGCATCCATTACAGAATCTATACCTTTCTCAACAGCATTTGAGCTAAATGTATTTCCAAAGACTGCCCCAAGTGCACCACCAGGATCTGCTGCTTCTCCACCTGCTTGAGCAAACGCAGCAGTTATTGTTCCTAATGCTAATCCGAGCTTTTCAGATTCTTTTTTAGTAAAGTTTATTTTTGAAAATGCAGATAAACCTTCTGCCAATTCTTGTAATGCTAAACCAGCGGCAGCATACATAGCAGCGGCAGCAAGACCAGCGCCTGATTCACCTACTCTACTAAAGGCTCCTTTAATTCCACTCCAAAGACCACCTTCTTCACCTTCGCTTGGTGCAGTACCAGCAAATGCCATTGCAACTGCACCTAAAGTAGTAGCTAATGCTATACCATCTTTCTTGGTATAATCTAAATCTCTCATTTTTTCCAACCCTGGTGCTAAAGCTAATAAGGCACCACCTGCGGCAGCAAATAATGCAGGCCCTAACATAGCAGATCCACCAGAAGCAGCTACTGCTATACCAGCGACAGACATAACAGTTCCAATACCACCTAAAATAGCTAATTGCATACCGACATCTTCAAGACTCATTCCTTCTGTCGCTAAAGCAAAAGGTATATAACCATAATTAAATATAGTTAAAGCAATACCGGTCAATGCAAATGATAGTGCACCTTGTGCAATATTTTTAATACCAAATTTACCTATAAGAACTGTTGCTAAACCAATACCGAAAAGAGCAGCAACTTGTATTCCTACATCTTCAACACTCATTCCTTTTGTAACTGCTGCATAAGGTTTATAGCCTTTTGTAAAAATTGGTAATGCTAATCCTATTAAACCTAATGCTGCTGCACCTGAAGCCATAGTTTTAACTTTAAATTTACCAATTAAACCTACTGCACCACCTATACCGGCAATAGCAGCAGCCTGAACCAATACCTGCTTAAATGTAGCTTTTTCTGGAAATGCTTTTGCAAAGAATCCATAACCTAAACCAAATAAAGCAATACCTAAACCTAATAGACCAAGATTCCTAGTACCTGCTCTAACTCGCTTAGACATTTTTTTACCACCTAGGAGAGCAACCGCTCCACCTATTAATGCTATGGAACCTGCCATTAAAGCTATTAATATAGGATTGGATGCAATAACTGCTGTTGCTAATGCTAAGACAACTAAGCCTACAGTAAATTTTATTAGAGCATTACCCATTCTAGATAATGAAGTAGAACCTGCACGTATTCTTTTACTAAACTTAGGTGATCCTAATAAAGAAACAACCCCACCTATTAATAACATAGATACGGCCATGAGTGGCGCTGTAATTACTGCGAGTGGTGCAACTAATGAAAATAGTGCTAATCCTATAGCAAACTTTTTTATAGCATCACCCATAATATCAACAGATTCACCACCTGCTTTAATACGTTTATTAAATTTAGGTGATCCTAATAAAGACATTATACCACCCATCGCCAATATAGATACAGCTAAAAACGGTATAGCTATCATACCAGGAATTATTAATAGTGCTGATATGGCTAATGCCTTTGAGAATTTTAAAATTGCACCTCCCATTAAATCTAATGCTTCAATACCTTCTTTAGCTTTCTTAGTGTCAGTTTCTGCTAATTTTTCAAATGTAGATTTTATAAACTCAGTAAACTTAGTAACACCCTTTGCTGGTACTAAAGCCCATAGCATCATTCCTTTTGCAGTTTTTAAAGAACCTACGCCTAGCATTTGTAACAGCTCACCAGCCTTTTCAACTTTATTACCAGGGCCGCCAGTAGAACTAGCTTTAGAACTTGACTTATCATCTTTATTACCTTTCTGAATTGCTTTAAGAATTTTTCTAAGAGAAAGTAATTGTATAGTAGACTTAGTAATACTGGCACCAGTCTGAGCATCAATTTCTTGATTGGTTCTAACTAATTCCGATAGTAACATTGTTTGTTTTTGTAACTCATCAATAATAGCTACACCGTTTTGAGAAGCACCAACAGTGACTGCTACGATAGCATCTAACTTTTCATTAGTTTGCTGTGCAGCTGCCTCTATCTTTGATAAAGGATCCATTAAATCTTTAAGAGTTACTATAGCCATTCAATCTATTTATTTAAAACTTTGGCATACTTATATTTGGCATAGATGGAGTTTTAAAAGAACTCACACTTTTGCTCATAGATTTTTGCATGCTACTAGTATTATATTTATCCGACTGTGCCTGACTATTCTTGCTGTCTTCGTCGTTACGCTCTTTAAGAATGTCATTAAACATTTCTAAAGTGTATTCATATTCATAGAAAGGAAGCAAATCCAACTCAGAAGGTTGGAGATGCAACTTTTCTAATAATAAAACTCTAACTTTATAAAAGTTCAGAAGAGATATCTTGAACAATAAACATAGCTTTGATCCCGCCGGGAAACGTGAGCGGAACGGCGACCTCCGCACCGCAACTTTCACATGGATAGATAAACTCAGGTTTAACTCCAATTTTCGCTTTCTCAACTAATCTATATATGATCGAAAATTTACTGGCATCCCAGCCTTGAAAACTAGTAATGGCAGAAAATATTTCTTTATCATTAAATCCTCGCCATTCTCTTTGAATATAAGGCAATATGGCTAAAGAAGATTTATCCCAGGGTAAATTTTCTTGTTCTCGTTTTCTTATCCAATCTGTAATAGATCTCATAACACCAATCGTTGGTGGTGCTAAAGTTAATTCACCATGATTTTTCGTAGGTATAGTAAAACATTTGTTTTCATGATCATAATACTTTTCTAACAATTCATCCGTTTCATTAAATTGAAGATTAGGAGTTTTAAGTTCAACTGATTCCTGTGATTTACATGTACCTGACGTACATTTCTTTTTACCGACTGGCATCATTAATTTATTCTCACCATCTTTAAAGGTAAGCTCCCTGATAGATAAGATTAAATATATTCTATCTTCTTCTAGAATATCTCTATATGAACCTCGTTGGTTACCATACATAATTTTTGTACAGTTCACTAGAAGTGAGTTTAGCTTTTCATCAACATCTAATATATTTTCTTCATCTAATGTTGAGAATTCTCTAATTTCACCAACCCTTGCGGCTCTGATATGAATTTCAAAATCATCTCTATAAAACTGACCACCTGATGGAAACCCAGATAAATCAAGTTTAATATATCCAGTTAAAGATTGTATTCTTTGTATTTCTGGATCATCTATAGATGTTACACCAGATCCTCTGCTAGTATCTACTTTACCTAACTCAGTAATTTTACCATCTTCATTAGATTTTACCTCAGCTGTAGTATCAACTATACCTTCAGCCTCTTCAAATTCTTTTTTAATATTGTCTTCGTGACTACTCATAATTATTTAATTTTTATTAATTGTTTTTCAGGTGCTGTTTCTGCAACGATATGTTCTACTATTAATTGTCTAACATATCTAGATACTGGCATCGGTTTTGTTTTATTCTCCATTGATTTTTGTATGATAATAGTATTTAGATTATCAACATCTTCTGGTGTTAAGAGTACTTGTAGTTTTTTCGTAAGCCTCTTTTTTTGTGGTATTAATTCTTGTACGCTTTCGTTATATCCATACTTAGGATTATCGGCTTTATGTTTTTTGATCCAAAACTCTAGCCTTTCCATTATATGACTTAATGATTCATCAGTTGAAAATTTTTCTAAAATATGCTTTTCAAAAGATCTTGTGCCAAAATCTTTAACTGCTCTTTTAATATATTTACCTGATCCTAAGTTATTAGGATTATCATTAACCGAATAACCTACATAAACCTTACCATCAATTTTGTTTAATACTTTAAATATGGTCATAATTTAGATTATATAATTTATAATATATATTAGAGTAAAGACAAAAAAACTGGCCCTAGAGCCAGTTTTTCTAAAATTAATTTTATTTTAAATTATGCACCTACATTTTCCTCAACCCAGTGATCACAACGATAAGTCATTGTTAACTCAGCAGGATCTGGAGTTTCATAATTCAATTCATCTACAAAATCAGGTTGACCTGTAGGGAATACATCTTTACAGGTAATCTTTCTAAAGATATCTCCTGCTCTGTTATATTGTACAATGATCATACTTCCAACATAGTCTTTCTTTAATCCCATTTCACCAGTTAATGGATCATAGATTAATTTGTACCAATTACGGAATGTATTGTAAATGTAATTTTCGTTAGCTTCGTTTAAGTTAAGACTAAAGTTAATAGTCAGATCTAAAAAGGTCTGAGCTGGCATACTTGCAAATGAACGGTCAGCAAATTTATATTTTTGACCTACTGCATCTACAGATGGGTTTAAGTTATTTAAACCTCCGATAGTTTTAACTTGCTCTAAGATTAAACCCGTATCATCCCCTAGTGGTGAAAATACAGTCACCTCAAATAGGTTAGGCTGAATAGGTTCGTACCTTTGGCTACTGGCCCTTGACTGGGTATAATGTGGTAGTGGCATATTAATTTATTTTTTTTATATATTCTTATTTAGTTTCTTCTTATTGGAAGTTTCCTGAACTAATAGCTCCTGTCTTAAGAATTGTTGTTCTCTGTACGAGAATTTCCATTCCTCTTACTGGTTCAATGTATGTATCTAAGATACCAACATTTTGATCAATAACTTCTGGTGTATTATTAGTTTCGTCCATTACGTTTTTATAATCGTAAACACCATCATCATTTTGAACCGTTGATAAGAAGTTATCAGCAAGTGTTTTAATCTCCAATCTGGTTTGAGCTGTATTAAATTCAAACAAATAGTTTTTAAGAATTGCTTCAATTCCATCTTGGATATAAATTACAACCTCTCTACTATTAATAGAACTTAATGCAGATTTTGTAGTCTGCTGTGCAGTTTTATTTGCAAAGATTGTTGGCCCAGTTCCACTTTGGAATACAATTGGATTTAATCCAAATGGTTCTAAGTATTCTCTGTCCTCTTTTCCAAGATTGATTTCTAATCCTACAACGCCAGTTCCACCGACAACACCTCTACGAACTCCTGCAACTAATGACCACGGTAAAGCGTTTTCATATTTTGCAATAAAGTTGTTTGAAACATATGCAGCTGGTACAACGTTTATATTTCTACCTAAATCCCTAACAGTAATAAACGGATAATAGAATGCTCCCCAACTCGCACCTTGTGTTTGAGATGGTAATGAGTATCTTACCGTAGGATTCTTTGAAAGATCACCACCAGTAGAAATAAATCTAGATGATAAGCTTCCAGTTAGATCTTTAAATGAAGGATCGGAATTATTTTTAAAGTCCTTAGCAGATGGCGCATTTAATATTGCAAATGCGTTTTTCCTTGTAGAAGCTAATACTGTATAGATTGATTTAGATCCACTTTCAATACCGTTTCCGAATGTATCTACAATATATCTAAAGTTAATTACATCTCTGTCAGTTAATGCCTTAAATAAATTAGTTCCATTTAAAGTACCGTTTAAGATTTCATTTTGTCTATCGTTAGTTCCGTTAGGTACATGACTAGCAGTTAAGTTAAATCCATCCAGTGTAAATACATTTAAGTAATCAACCCATGCATCAATTGGATAATATAATTCTACTTTAACAACACCTGCGGCAGTGGTTGTTGAAATTTCACTTTGGCAAGTTACTAATAATGCAGTTTTGCCTGAAGGAATAGTACTATATTCAGCGTTAGTTAATCCACCTTGTACAACATTCATTCTTGTTAACCTTGAATGTGGTGTTGATGCATCGCCTTCAAAATGTACTAAATAATTACCAACAATAACATCGGCAGCATCAGGATTATCAGATGCTATTAATACTTGGTTAGGCTTTAATCCAGGTTCAGTAACTGAATCTGATATAATATCTATAGAAACATTATTTGCACCTTTTAATGTTTGGATACCTAATGTACCTATAGCATAAGGAACAGCATCAGAATCTAAGAATGTACCAGTTGCACTACCTAAAGTAAATTCAGCATGTGGTGTAATATTATTAAATCCATCTTCCTGGTAAGGAGTTACTTGAACAGATGGTAGAGCATAAGCTAAATCTGAAATTTTAACTGTGTCTGCAACAGTAGTTGGAGATGCTGTGTGTATAAATCCATAATCAATAGCATTAAATACTAAGAACGATTGAAATTGAATTCCACCATCTAAAAATACTGCTTCATCACCATCAGTTAAAGTTCCATTTGAGAATTGACTATATAATGATGAACCGTAAGAACCTATAATATTAGAATTATTAGGATCAACTAATGGAGCCTCATCGGTTACAAAACCAAAGTCAGTTTCATTTATGTAATTAAAGCTTGTACCGAAACAAGTTGAATCAATAGTACCGTTAGAGCCAGATAAAACAACAGTTACTGTGTTACCAACTACTTGGTGAGATATCACAGGTACATATACTGGATCACCATTAAGATCAATAGCTTCAATATAACTACCTACAACAGTAGCAGTGTTTGCGGTCATACTTGAGAATCCATCGAATAATGCAGATCCTACAGAACCTTGTATCTGTATTTGAACATCACCAGAAGTTAAATCCGTAACAGAAAGAAGATCACTTGTACTTTTATCAACTGATGTTGGTGTAATGCCATTACCTGCATAACCTAAATCAGATACGATAGAACTACTGTATGATAAGAAATTAACATCATCTTGTATTGATGTAGATTGAGTATATTCAAGGTTATGACCTATCATATCAATTCCACCTGCAACACCATCAATTAATGTATCACCATCAAAAAGATCTTCATTCACAGCGACAAATAATCCAGTAGATGCAGTATCAGCATTTATAACTTTTTCTACGAAAAGGTTATTACCTAATAAGTCAGTAAAGTTAGGAATAAGTGAAGCAGTATAGGTTGCAATTACCTGAACTTCTGATTCATTAAAAAATTCAGCGATTTTTGTATCTGTTGAATCAGCATCAAATAGTCTTCTTTTTAAACCTTGTGTTTTATCAAAGTATTGTTGGAATATTGGATCTGCCGCAAATCTTTCATAAGGCGTTGCAGAACCAAAGTCTCCACCAAAGTTTCCATCAATTACAAATACATCTACCAAGAAGTCAGATACTAAACTATCTTTATTTAAGAATCCTGGTACATTTGCAGCTCCATACCATTCTTCAACAGTTACGTTGAATCCAGTAGAATTAGCAGCTGATGCTTTTCTTACTATGACTGATAAAGGATTTTGTCCTAGGTTTACCATATCTAATAAATCATTGGTAGTACCTGAATTAAAATTCTGTGTATCAGCATTTACATTACTTAAGAATGAATCTGAGTCAGGATAAAAGAATTTATCTCTGTTATAGAATTTTTGGTATTCACCTAATGCACCTGCATTATCTTGGTATGTACCACCTTCTGGTGTGGAGGCCGCACCAAATTTAATATACTCTACCTTATCGGCAGCAGTTAAGTTTAATAAGTTAAGTGCAAGAATCGGTCCTCTTTCCAATGCTGCTAAACAGCTTCTGTGGAAAAATGAATCCTTTCTTTCTAAGTTTCTGTCAATATCACCATATACTTGTTTGAAGAATGCGGTGTCAGGAATGAATACCGGAGTATTAAAAGGTCCTGTTTTAGAGAAACCGACAATTAACCTTGTCTGATTAGCAGGAATACTAACTACTTGAGATTTGTCAAACTCAAATCGGTATGTCCCTGCTGCTTTAATCGAAGCGATTTTCGGATCTAGTGCCATCTTATATTATTTTTTTTATTTGCTTTTTTTATATATCCAACAACCTATAACTTTTTATACCAGGTCGTATATGTCGAAGTTAAGTTGTCCGCCTTTAGCATCTTGCTCTAAGATAGCATCAATTTTATCTTGAACATGCTTTTCAGCCCCATCATGAATCTCTTCAGCAAAATCAGAAAAGTCTAATGTAAAAAAGAATTCAGAACTATTAATACATGTCATTATTAAATCATCATGACCTAATTGTCCAGCATACGAACCATTTGGTAGTTTACCGAAGGTTGCAGCTTCATGGACAGTATGCTTATCTTTTATTACAATTTTATTCTGAGTAATGTATTTTTTAAAATTTTGACAAAATATAGGTTTATTATCTTTTTTGACTTTTAATCCAAACTGTTTAGTTCTGGCATCTATTCGATGTTTAAACTTTACAACAGATTCTTCATCAAAATCATTTCTCTGTGGAAATACAGTTTCCATTCTTTTTATTAATTCACCCCCAAATAAATTCCATTCAATAATTAGTTTTACATTTTCAGAGTGAAAAACATCATAAGCTAAAATATAAAGAGCTTTTGCAAATTCTTCAATAGTATGGTCATTACTTCTAAATCTTCCTACTTGTCTAATTCTATAAAAATCGATAAAGCTACCTGGGGATGTAACCTTTTTCCAATCTGCTTCATCCATAAGTTCTATCTTAAAGATATTTATGATAGAATAATCTCCACCAGTACCTTCAGCTATATCCACAGAAAAACACCAGTAATTTTCATCCTCTTCTGTATCATCCAAATTAAATTCAGGATCCCATAGTAAACCAGAATATTCTACCTGCTCATCTTCAAACTCAACCATTTCACGATGAACAAATTCTGTTTCATTTGATTTTAATTTCTTAAGACTATCAGGACCTAATAGTAATGATGATCCTGCTATAAATTGATTTCCATATTGTCTATTAAAAGCTTCATCACTTCCTAAGTTTGCAACTTCCTGTTTCATCCATGCATCGTCTCTTCCTGGTACATCCCACCAATCAACTCTAAAGGGTGTATATTCACTTAATCCTTTATCAGCAGCAGTATATATGTCATAGAATTTATTAAAGCCATTTGGGGTGCTGGTTATTATTACCTTTGAATTAGTTGATGCAGATACCGTAGGATATACATTTTCATAAAAGGTATCAACAAAGTTTGCAGGTATATGCGCAAACTCATCCATAAATAATAAATGAATAGTAAAACCGATTGCTGCTTTCTTTGTAGTAGTTTGACCAATTATTCTACAACCATTATCAAACTTAGAATTAAATACATCCCATTTAAGAGTACCAGGTTTTAAAAAGAAAGGTAGATGCTCTAATATAGTTTTACCTTTATCAATGATTTCTCTTGTAGTTGCTCCTTTGTTTGAAAGTATTAAAGAATTCTTATCAAAATTAAATAATGAATACCAAGCAATAAAAATAGATGAACAAATAGTTTTACCTACTTGCCTACTTGCTAAACATACATTGAACCTTTCAGCTTGAAATTGCCTTAACATCTCTTCTTGGTAAGGTCTTAAATTAATTGTCTGTAAACCATGATCGGTCATTACAGTACAATATGTATTTGCAAAGTATACAATATCTTTTGCACACTTTTTAATTTCTTTTATTTCATTTGAAGTATAATTAAAAACAATATTACCTTTTCGTAAATTAGGATTACCTTCATAGAATGGTGTAGACGCAGGTTTATACCCTTCTTCTATTGCAAACATTAACTGTTCTACACTTTCACTTGACCAAGAAAATGCTTGCTTGGCTTTACCAACATTAAAATCAAATCCTGCGCTAGGCGCTTGTGGTTTCTGTGCCATTTTCTTCTATAACAGCAAGAATATGATTTATGTGAAGGATTTCAAACTTATTACCTTCAAAAGTATATTCAGTACCCTTGCCTATTGTTTTTATAATTTTATCACCTTTCTTTACTTCAAGGCCATTGGCTGCTTCAATTACTAAAGCTTGCCTATTATACGTTTCACCAGGAATAATTAAACCACTCTCGGTTTTTCTTTCTGTTTGTTTTATTTCCTGGGTAAGAATGTAATCATTCTTCATTTTCATTTTCATCGCTATCGACATCTTGTATATCTTCTTCGTTAATTGTTTCTTGTAAGGCTCTCATTAAATCTTTAGTACCTCTTGACTTAACTCCACTCTGTTTTTTGTTACCACTGCTCTCTGAATTGCCATGATAAACATCAATATCTCTAGAAGTCTTTTTTGCATTTTCTTCAATAGCAACCATATACATTGTTTGGCTTTTAATAATATCTAATAAAGTTCTTTGTAAATCACTAAGTACTTCAAACATTCTTGGTGATACATCACCTTCATTTATAATATCCATTAATTGTGAAATAGCAACCTCGCTGTTTTCCATTTGGCGAATGAGCATACCTAATGCATATTCATCTAAATTAGATTTTGCCTGAATATATTCATGTTCTGCAATAATCTCTTCGCTTAAATAAAACTTAAGTAAACTAGACATTACTTTTTTAGCTTTACCTTTTGCTTTTGTTAAAGCAACTGCTTGTGTACTTTCTAATCTTACTTTAGGTAATTCTGGAGTATCATCTAATCCAGGAACCTCATCAGGTAATTCACTAAGTAAGTCTCCGATACTATCTCTAAATTTATCTTTTGAGTTATCTTCCATTAATAAGTTATTTGTAATATATATTCCAGGTTATCTGGCATCCGTTACATCTTGTAACATTAACTGTGGTGATGCATTATCCAATAATAATGTTAAATGAGTATCCTTTACAACATATTGACTAAGAATCAATGATTGTAACTCTTCCTCTATAGGCTTCTTCCAAATTCTTATATTAGTTAAATCTGTATTACATCCTAACAATTTCCAATCCTTGCCTTCTATTACATCTACAGGATCATATGTTTTAGTTTCATTAAATAACAAATTAAGCTCTGCTGTTATTGCTGGATTAATTGCGGTTGACTTTTCTATTGTATCATATAAAAATAATCCTAGCTGACGAGCAGTTGAATTTAAGTTAATAACAAATGCATACCATTTATTTTTTACAAAAGGTTTATCTATTTTCCACTTAAAGTAGGTGTTATTTATTTTCATAATAAACCAATTAATAGTATAAGTCAATGATACATATTGCGTAGGAGGTAATAAATCATTTTCATAAATCATAAAATTATTACTTTCTTCTTTATTAAATGTAGGAGATCCTGTAGCAAGTACATCATTTATATATGATTCATCAATAATAATAGAATCGCCAACTATCTCGATAATTTTTGCAATACCGTTATATGATTGAGTACCTTTTATATTAACCCAGTCTCCAACATTTAAAGAATTACCAAAATCAGGTAGTTTCCCAGTATTTAATTGCACCTTACCATTCTTATCTACAATAGATAATATGAGTACATTATTTCCTATAGGTTTTAAAAACTGAGGCCTTGCCCAAAATGTAAATGCACGATCTTCTTCACTACCCCAACCACCTTCATATTGATATTTTATTGATTCATCACCATTTTTAATGGTACCTAATTTATAATGATATTTAGAAATAATAGTCCATTGATTATAAACATTTTCTTCACTGATAATTAATCTCTTATCTAATGATCTTCTAACATAATCATTACACTGAGTACCTATTGTGTTATATTGATTATCTTTTCTAACATCTCTGAATTCATTTTCTCTCTCTACTCTGAATTTATCTTCTACATTTGATACTAAAGCCTTTGTATCTGTTTCAGCCTTTATGCCTGCTACTGTATTTTCATATCCTACAGCAGTTCTTTGTTGATAAGGAACAAGGCTAACTCTCCAATAAGAACCTGTATAAAGAAAATCATCAGCCTCTGCAATCGCATCCACTTCATACATACGATTCATATAATCTTTAAAGTACAGGTAATCTCTCATTTCAGGTTTTGCACCTATTCCGAATACTGCCTCAAATGCAGATTTTACAATATGAATTTCAAACTGTACTGGAAAATCCATCATCATTGGATTAAATTGAATTTCCCTAGTAGGAAGTTCATTATCTGGAATTAATATTTTTACCTCAGCCTCTTGCATTACATCAAATAAAGAATATTCTTTAAGGATTACATCTCTGCTTCGCTGATCTGCCTTTGTTTTAAAATAATCTACACAGAAACCAAACATGTTTGATGTTATTGCCGATAATTGATTATACATAGATGATGCTCTAGATAAATCATAAGGATTCCAAGTATCTCCGCAACAGTCTACAACTAAATTAGGAAACCCAACACAACCTTCAGCTCCACATTCTACTTGTGGAATTCTACAAATTACACCACCGTCAGTTACTAATTCTAATGCAATTGATTCAAACTCTAATGTACCTTCTCCTACTTGCTCATAACGATATTGTATCCAAAAAGGTTTATCTGGGTTTAATAATAAAGCTTCTAAGTTTGCATTGGTAAGATTAATATAATCAGAATATGTTACACCATCAGTTCCCCATCTAAATTGTTTATTGTAATAAAGACCTGTCGACTCACCTTTAGTTACATCAGTGTATCCTAGTACTTCAACTACGTTTAAATATGGTTCTTGAAGACTAATTAATATAGCATCACCATTAGCATCTGTTGTTCTTCCATTAACTGCCATTGATTAAGAATTTATTTGTTCGTATGAATCTTTTGAATCACCTTCCTTTTTAAAAGTTTCTCCAATTATATAAGAACCTACAAAAGGTGTTAGTGCTGCAAAGTACGCCGCCGCACCCATAAGATCAGCATTTTTAACAATTACCCAAACTCCTATAATAGTCCAAAGTGCAATTGTAATATACATAAGATTTTCTCTCTTGCTGTTTTTACCTTTCATAAAAATAGAACTATCATTGCTAGGTCTCATGCTTTCACCAAAAATATACGATGCAACAAAACCTGTTAATGAGATAAAATAACCAGCCAATTGAGTAAAGTTAGTATCAAAATATGTAGCAGTAATACCTACAGCCACCCATAAGAATACAACTAAGTAAGTAATACACTCACGCTTTGATTCACAACAGCGCTTAAGTAAGGATTTCATATACAAACATTATTTGTTTATATATTCCTAAGCGATTAAAGATGGTGCCAGTTTATTAATTGGCCATTTTCTGTTAAAAGATTTTTAAGTCTTTCTTTTGGGTATGTTTTATTTTTATTATTTCCACCCGAAGGATCCCACCAAATTATATCAAACTTCTTATCAGCAAAAAGATTATCATAATTGCAAATAAATGCATCATCAATGATAATATCTAAATCTTCGATGTCATGAGTTTCTAATTTTATAATATCAGGATTAATCTCCATGACGGTTAAAGAACCATTGCACAGTTTAATTAAATTGTTAATAAGACCGATTCCATAACCTATAGATAATACAGAAGGGTTTTTATATTTTGATAATGCATCAGTTAAAGGCTTGTGACTTTTCTTTTCATATTCTGTATCTGACATTAACAATTCATTATCTGAACTGTCCCAAAGTATTTCATAATAATTATCTACTTCTGATAATGAAAAATATCTTTTCCAGCTTTTACAAGGTAATAAATCATTACCTTTAAATTGATACATTTCTCTTCTTATCATATTAAAAAGGAGTATAATCAGTCTTTACGATTAGTATAGGATCATCTTCTTCTAACTTATCATCTATGTGATCTAAAATATTAAATGTACTTAATTTACCTTCGGCTTCCATAACAGTTAAAATATCTATAATAGCAGTAGCTTTCATATAAAAGTATGGCTTCCTACTTAAATACTTATTTTCTAATATTTTAAATTCTATAAGAGTTTTATTAAAAATATCTAATTCCTTTCTATCCATTACCTTAGTCAAATCAAATATACCTTCAATGATATTAAAATGAAAGCTTATTATATCATGACCTGCTGCATTTTTAATTAAACGAGTATATTTCTTATCATTATTAATCTTAAATGTTAATGTGTTAAGATTAGGTAATCTGCTAAAAATAGAAGTTAAAAAGTAAACAGAGTTAGGTTTTATTGAAGGGATTGGTATGTATCCAAAATCTTCTGCCTTTTCAATCTCAGCTTTAATTCTTTTACTAGTTTTTATAGCATTTAAGAAAGATGACTTAGTAACAGTAAATTCACCGTTAACTTTAGATATGTTTTTGCACTCTTTTTTTACTCTAGTAATTATGATACTATCAAAGTAATCATATTTAAATAAAGTAAACTGTATGTGCGTAGGTATTCCTAATTCAAAAGTATTATCAATTAACATCATTTCCCATCTGTTTTTCTAATATATCTATCGAGGACTGTACTTGTGATGGGTTAATTTTTAATGCTTCTTTATATTCTCTTTCTCCTATTTCGTTAAATTTCATATACAATTCTAAAGCCTTAGGGTTAGGCGACCATTCTTTTGCTTTTTGCTTTGCTGATTTTTTTACCTTTGTGTAAATAAAACCAGGTACTCTATTAAATTTAGACGAAACTAATCTCCATGCCTCTGCTTGACCAATTGGATCAATTTTAAGAGTATTAAAGAGATTTGCCTGTATTGGAAATTTAATACTCATGAATCGATTAGTCATAAAAGAATTTTTAGACTTATCATAACCACTTACATTTTCCCAGTGTGCATCCTTACCAAAAAGAACTTTTATATAATCAAATAATTTCATTGAGATATTTTATATTTATATGAAGAAAAAGAAAAAAGTTTAAAAAATCTTATCCTGTGATTTACTACCTTTTATAAAAGACATGTCACCTGAATCAGTATCATCATCTTTAAAGAAAGAAGATTTAAATGAACTATCAGTTTCTTTTGCATATTCAGTATTTTCCAAAATAGATTTCATTGTAGAAATTGTCTTTAATTGTAAACCTTTTACATTCATTTTAGATTCGACAGATTTGAACATTTCGTCTAGGATACCTTCTGGTATAGATTCAGCAGCAAGTACCATAAGATTAACATTGGATTTTAGATTAGAAATAATCTGTTCTCTGCTCATATGTTTTGCATTCATAACTCTTACAGTCATATTTGCAAGATCGGTAATATACTCATCGTTGTAAAGATACATATGAGATAAGTGGCCATGCTTTTCTTTGAACTCTGCAATAATAGCAGTTGCCTTTTTCTCGCTGATGCCATATCGCCTGTTGCCCTTTTGATAGTAATATGCAGGTGGTACATTGTCTCCTGAATCTCCAGTAAGTACTTTACGAAAACGGAAGTCTTCAGGGTCAACTTCTATAATAGAAACCTTTTTCTTTGCAACCAAAGCTTTAAGTAATTTTTTAGCCTGATTCTCTGGTGATACAGAAGTTTTTAGTACATCAAATATATCATCAGATTGTTCTTCTTCTGTTTGGGAATCCATCCATTCAGAAAAACCTTGATAAGTATATAATTTTTTATGAGCAGGTGAGAATAAAATAGTATGCGTACTGTTATTTGTACTCTTATCTACTAATTGAACTAAGTCCCTGTCACCAGTAAACATAATAACTGATTTGTCATTTGCAAGACATTCAGTATTCCATGCATACATTAAATCATCACCTTCAGCACCGTCTATTTTAGAAATAATAACACCTTGTTTAGATAAGATAGAAATAAAGTCAGCTGTTGCCTTTGAAAAGTTTTCCCAGTTGAGGGCATCATTCTGTTTACGATTACCTTTATATTCTGCCTCTGGGTAAAAGTCTTTTCGCCATGATCTTGAATCTACAGTCCAAACAACCTTGTCGATAAGACCTTCGAATAATCTGATTTGATATGCAAAGTCAGTTGCCAATTTTTTGACAAAAGCCTGTACGTCTTCTTCTGTTCCTAATAGACCTGCCTTTTTTGATCTGCTAGGAATTACATATAATGTTCTAAACAGAAAATAATTACCATCTATAACAAATGTATGTCTGCCTGTTTTTTTCATATTGTGTATTATTTATTTTAAATATAACAAGTATCAATTGAATCTGAAAGAAGAATTTAATACAATTTCTTCGCACTCTTCTTTGCTTAACTTTGATTGTCTTAAGTCGTAATATCTTGCTACTGCTCCACCTAACTCCATGTGATTAGGAAACTTCTTTATTAATTTTTTTAAGAATTGTGATCTCATGCGCCATTAACTATTGTTTGCAGTTCATAAATACAAGCAAGCATTGATACTGCAGGATCTATTACTTGTTGTCTTTGTGCTTGGTATTTTGCAACTGTTACAATTATCTGTGGAATAAATTGAGTGTATGATTGCCTATCTTGTTTTATAAAATCTATAAACTCCGCACCTAATGAAGATAAAACATCATCAGTTCTATTTGCATAATTAGATAACATATACTGATAATTTTTTACAGGATCTTCTCCATCGATTACGAGGTCGTAAATATCTCTATACACAGAACTAAATTGTTTAATGTTTTCAACAGTTATAGTTTCTACACCTTGTGATTTAAATCCTTGTAATTGATTTAACATGTTTCTTAAATCAGGAAATTTTCTTTTTACTAATTCAACAGCTGCATGTTTATCGATACCAATACCTTCTTCTTTACAGATTTGAAAAATCCTCATAATGTAACTTTTCATTATTTCAGTTTCTTCTTCTTTAGAAAAATCAAAATCAATCATTTCAAACCTAGACTGAATTGGATCTGGTACTTTATTAATATAATTACATGTTGCAACGAATCTTGCATTAACAGCAAACTGATCCATTGTAGCCCTTAACGCTTTAAAGAATTGATCAGATACACCATCAATCTCATCAAGTATAATTACCTTCATTTTTCCTGGTTCATCCATTATAGAACGATTAGCACAAAAGTCAGTAATTCTATTTCTTACAACATCTACTGATGTATCGGTTGATGCATTAATGTATAAATAAGGATGCTTAAAATGTTTCACTAAAGCCTTAGCAGCAGAAGTTTTACCGGTACCTGGACTGCCATGTAATAGTAAATGTTGATAAACTCCTTTACTTAATTTCTCACCAACTCTCTGTGGTGTAATCAAATCATCTAAGGATTGTGGCCTGTACTTCTCTGTTAATAGTATGTTTTGGATATTCTTCATATAATGAGTTAGATTTATTTTTATATGGATAAAAAGACATTTGTTTTAATGTAAATAAATAAAAAAAATCTACCAATGAGAAAGGGCCGACGAATTAGAAAAGTGGTAAACATATCCGTACCAGCTGAATCTTCTAAGAACATTAAGACTAATGTAAAGAGAGGTAAAATTATAAACACTAATTCTAACCATAAAGTACCTACTAAAGTAAATCCTAATCCAGTTAGACTAAAGACACCATTAAAGAAAGATTTAAAATATCATACTATTTCACCGCTATGGGCTGGGGAAACTGTTTACATTATTGGTGGAGGTCCTTCACTAAAAGGATTTAAGTGGAATTTGTTATCTAATAAAAAAACTATAGCTATTAATAAAGCCATAAAATATTATAATAACCCAACAGCTTTATATTGGACAGATTCTAGAGTATTCAGATGGTTTAGAAAAGAAATAATGTCTTATAGTGGTTTGAAGTATACTATTACACCTAATAAAGATCATAACGAAAGTATTAAACTTTTAAAACGAGGTAGTAAAACTGGATTATCAAAACAAAAAGATACGGTGGCTCATGGTGGAAATAGTGGTTATGCTGCAATTAATTTAGCAATTCATTTAGGTGCTAAAAGAATTATCTTATTAGGATATGATATGGGTAATGTAGGAAAGGAAAGTCACTTCCACGATGGCTATCCAGTAAATACTACAGGTGTTAATATTTATAAAGATCAATTTATACCTGCGTTTGATTTGCTTAAACGTGATCTTAATGGAAGTGGAATAGAAATTTTAAATGCATGCCCATCTAGTAATTTAAATGCATTTAAAAAAATAACTATAGAAGAAGCTTTACGCTTTTGATGATCTTCTTACATAAGTCATAAACTCTCTTTGTTCACCTTTTAATAAGGATTTACAGTGCTTCATAAATTTAACAGAGGAATCTATTATTCTTTGATCAACTCTGCTGTTCCGTGAGTTATGGGCCTCCACGCATTTACCACAAACAAAATTTTCAACCTTCTTAGAATCCATTCTTGATTTAATTTCAACTTTACATATTCCACAATTCCAATCAACGAGATCCGAGTCTTTTTCTAATTCTTTAATGTTTGTAAATGTTTCTCTAAAAGGATTCCAAAGTATACGATTAGGATTCTTTTCATGCTCATTCATATCTTCGACCTTAAATATAATCTCAAATGCTTGTATATCAGAATCTAACCATTTCATATGATTATGTTCCAATAAAAGTTTTTGCTTTAAAGGAGGCAGATTTTCTAATAGAATACCATGCCTCCTTTTATACCAACCAAAGTTTATTTTACGAACTTTATACATAATGATTTATTTTAGCAGTTACAACAGGTACAATCACATGATTTACCACAACCGCAGGTTTTACAATTACATTTCATAGTTAATAGTTTTTTTACAGTTTTTCTGATAATCTTCTAAACTTATCAGCAACAGATTCTTCTAAAGGAGTATGAGATTCTCCATATTGTTTATCTGCTATTGGTTTTAATTGTTTTTTAAGTTTATCTTCTTCAGCTTTAGCAGCCTTCTTATCTTCAGTTTCTTGTTGTATTTTAGCTGAGATAGCATCCACTTCAGCCTGTGATGATTTACCTGTATTTTTATTATCTTGTGCTATTTTTAATTCGCCCTTTAATTTTTCTATATTCTTAGTTGCATCAGCTTGTATTTTATCTTGTGACTTAATACTATTTTCTAATTGAGCAATCTTATCTTCGGCTTTATCATCTACTTTTGGTTCATCTTTTGCATCTGCTTCTTTATTTGCTTTAGCTGCTTCCTTTTCCTTTTCAGCCTTTTCTTTATCTAATTTAGCTTTCTCTGCAGCGGCAGCCTTTTGATTATCTTCAGCAGACGGTGTTGCATTATCTGCAGTATCCTCCTTTGAATCAGATTCATAATCTTTAAGTGCTTTTTGTGCATCGGCCGCTTGTCCTGCCAATCTTTTAATTCTAATCTTAAGTGCTTTTGTTTCTTCAGCATCAGCAGCTTTAAGTGCCGTTTCTGCTGCTGCTAAATTAGCTTTACTTGTTGCAAGAGTAACTACCTTCTTAAGAGGATCTGTTGTAGCAAGATCTTTCATTCTTGCCGCTATTGTAGTTGACTGATCTTTAAGTGCAGCATTTTTTGTAGCATTAGCAACTTTAAGAACATTTGAATTACCATCACCTTTACTAGCAGCTTTCTTCTTTTCGTAATCCAAATTATTTAATGCTTGTTGTACTTTAGTCTTTTGATACTTCTTAGCATTATTTTTAATCTTCTTATATTTAATAGGATTACTCATAATACCTTTAATATCTGTAATTCCTTCCTTAATATCTTTAGATTCATTAACGAATTCATTGTATGATAATACTCTTTTCATAATTAGTTTTAATTTTTTTATATATTAGACTTATACAAAACAAAAAAGGTCCGCCTTTCGACGAACCTTTCTTAAAGTTATATACCTAAATAGGATTAGATAATTGATACACCAGCACCAAAGTTAAATCCTAATGTGTAGTACATAGTTTCTGGGTGGAATCCAGCGTCTACTAAAGCGAATCTAGATTTAACCGCGATTTTAGGAGCCATAGTTCCTTCTGCGATTGTTTCAACAGATTCAGCCATTAAGTAAGGCATGAATACTAAACCAGGAGAATTACCATCACCTTTTCTACCTACTGCAACTCTGTAGTCAGTCCAAGCCATGTTTGGATCAACATAAATAGTTACACCAGCCAAAGCACCGATTGGATATAAAGATCCACCAGCTTGGTTGATTGTATTTGATAGTGGGTAAGGTACGAAACCTGCGATATCCTGTAGTGCCGTAGCAATTTCTCCAGAACATACTGCAAACGTTGCAGGTCCTCTTCTTCCTCTTGTTGCGATTAGGTTAGAAGCAGCAAGAATCTTAGTATACAATCTACGTTGTAATGATCCTTGAGTTTCTCCACCTGATCCTACAACAGTTAAAGGCGTTGATAAAGTAACATTAGTATTAGAACTGTTATCAGCTCCTAAGTTAATGTTAACCGCAGCACCTGCACCTGTTGCAAATGCAGCAGAAAGGTTTAGTCCGTCTACGTTAAATACATTTGATGCGTTAGTAGCTCCATTTCTGAAGATTCTATCCAAGATGTATTTGTTGATAGATTGAGTTAACTCATTTACCAATACAGCTTCTACTTGAGCAACTGCGTCGATTCCGAATTGTTTTAAATCCTGAACTTGTTCTCTTGTTACAGCGGCAGCAACTTGGTAAGTTTTAGCAGCAACTGATTTGTTGAACAATGAAAGACCTAAAAGGTTATCTGGAGTTGATTCTCCAACACCTCTTTGGTATGGATCTACACCATTGATATCTTGTGCTGTTAATGCACCAGTAGCAGGGTTATTAGCCTCAAATGCGTTACCTGAGAAACCAGTAATATGGTCTTCTAAAGCTTTTACATATTCAGGGCTTCCACCAAAAGTACCAATAGATGCAGCTAATGAATCATTAGAGTAAATATCAGTTGGGGTACCACCACCTACAATAGCAGAATAAATTGGCTCATAACCTTCTTCACCTTGTCTGTAAGGATTAGTTGTTTCTGCTGCGTCAGTAGATTTACCTCTTACACGGAAGATTGGATATCCATCAATTCTTGATGAACCTACAAAAGTAAGCTCGTAAGAACCATCAGTTCCAGTACCAACATAGTTTACATCGTTTACTGCTAAAGCAGGAACACCAGAACCTAATGTTACAGGTACTTTAATTAATAATGGAGCAGAATTTCCATTTACACCACCTGCTTGGTCAGTTAAACCACCACCATAGACAAAGTCTAGGTAAGTAAGGATTCCCATTGGCCCTTGCATTGGTACTACAGGTACTAAGTCTAAACCTACAGTCTGAGCAGCAACTTGCATTGCAAGTGGAAGCAAAGAAAAAGGTCTGTCACCAGATCCAGCAGTTTGTCCAGAGAATGCATTCATTGTAGTAGGATTGCCTGGTAAAGTTACCGCATCCATACCTGGTACATTCATATTTGGATTTAAGTGTACAGTATTATATACACTTTCATTAAGGTTGTGATAATGGCAGTACTTAGACATCCAAGATAACTTAGACTTTTCAGTGATACCAGTAGCTTCCTCAATGATAGGTCCCCAGGTCTTTTGAACCTCGGACTCGTTGATTAATTGATTTGCGTACATTTTTTAAAAATTATTTTTCGCATTTTTTGGAATTATAAAATTCCGGTTTTTAATCGCCTCGGTCCTTTTCTTCTTGACCATTCGATTAATATTATTTGTTTCTTTATTTATTTACCTAAATTAAACTTAACTTTATTAATAAGGTCAGCAGCAAAAGATTCATTAACTAATGGTTCTTTTTTATTAGCAGCCTCAGCAGCAGTTTTACTTTCATTAATAGATTCAGTAGCAATTTGAGTATCTCTTAGATCTCTTGTTGCCCAGAAATTATTAATTCCATATTGATTACCAACTGGGTGGAATCTTGATTCAGATATAATTTGTTGTTGTCTTGATTCAGAAAGGTTATTCCATTTTCCACGGAATCTTTCTGGCATATCATCAATTACATTTATTTCTCTTTTCTTTTCAATAAAATTAGATTCCCAAATATTTTCAGCTTGTATAGTTGACATAATAGGTTGTGAATTCATTGATTCTACAATCATAGCTTGCTTACTTTCAGGTAAAGCATTAAACTGATTCTTTTTTGATTCTCCTAAGAAATTCATAAAGTGCATTTCAGATACATTTTTAGTTTCAGCAGCAGAAATAAGTTTATTTAATTTCTCCTCAATAGATTCTTTATAATCTTCAGCCTCATGAGTCTTTCCACATGATTCACACATTTCTTTTAATTTCGCTTTGTCTGCA